TAAGCGCGACAAAGGTACGAATTAATTCGCAACAAACAAGCCCGCGTGCAAATTTTTTCGCACCCGAAGCACCTCGGGGTTGCGCAATCTGAATACTTTTTCTATCTTTGCGCCACGAAAGCGCCCCCGGGGCGCAGGACCGGGCCCATAGCTCAGTTGGTCAGAGCAGCGGACTCATAATCCGAAGGTCGTGGGATCATGCCCCTCTGGGCCCACTTGAAAATCAGCCATTTACACACAGGTAGATGGCTGATTTGCTTTTCATTTACACACAATTTATACACAACTTTGCCGATTTTTAATGCTGTTAAACCTCGATTGACCCCATCCGAAAGGTTTGGCTTTACGCGTTTACGCGCGCACAGACGGCGAAAAACTCCCGGCAACCTCGCACGCGCGTATAGACGCGCAAAAATTCGCCTTGCTGAGTTAATACATAGGCAAACTGCGGCCCGGCTTTGTATTCAACGGACGGGAATTTCCGCCGGTTGTTCACGCACGCACGTAAGGATGTCGGAAAATTCCTCGTAGCGGGATAATACGGCGCAATGTCGATAATACCGTTGTGCCTCCAAAAGGCCAGCAGGGCCAGCAACAGCAAACCCAGCCGCCCGGATTGACGGCTGGGGCAAATAATCGTTCCCGAATGAAGTTGAGAGGTCTCGCAATCGAAGGTTATTTTGTGCTTCAAGATTCCCGGCATAGGCGCTGATACAAACAATCCGCAGCCATTATTACCCGCACAATCCTGCGCAACGCCCATATCGCAACATCGGGGCGGATGTCGGGGCACGCTGCGTTTTGTTTCAACTCTTTCAAATCGTCGAGGGTCTCGGCGACGGATATTTCGTGCAGCACGTTTGTGTATTGCTCTACCCACTGCATAAGCCCGTCAATTATTTCGGCGGGGGATATATCGTCGTTTGTTTGCTTCATCGTGTATTTGAAGCTGGCGATTTCGTTTGCAATTGTCTGTCTGTTGTAGTCCATAGCGTTAAAATTTTATTTATTGGTGAAACAGTAGCATTTATTCATCGAAGGGTCGAACGTCGAAAATTCGCCATCCTTTTCCCATTCCCGGACGGTATAGCGCCCCTTCGGAAGATACCCTGCCCGGCGGACAGCCTCGGCCTCGGTGGGGAATGTCCCCAACCGATAGCCGCCGTATGTCAGTTCGTAGATCATAGTTCGGTATTGTTGGACAACGTACATAAATTTTCCGTCATGGACATCACGGCCAACTTCATTACCTCGTCTTGCGCTTTGCCTAATGCGCTGTCAAATTCACTGTTCACCTCATTGACCGCCGAGCCGCAGTAATCCATTTCGGTAACTTCCGCCGCCTCGCCGCAGAGGTCCGATAATTTGATATAGATAGCCAGGTATCCGGCGGTCATCGGACTTAATTTTACGTTTTTCAAATCTTCGATAGTCATGATTTTATAGTTTTAATTGGTTAGTTCAACATCAATTGCAAGGCATCGGCGATCTCCGGACACTCCCGGCCCGACTGGTCCCATACGGCGGGGACTTCTGTAAATTCGCTCAGCTCGTCGTTGCACAACCGGGCCGAATAGTCAACGAATATCGTGTACCCCTTGTGGGTAATTTCGAAACCTTCGCTTACGCCGTCGCAGTTGAAGGTGATGTAATCGGCCGCCTTGCGGGCCATTGTCCGAATGTCGGACCGGGTTAATTGTTCATTCATTGTTTTATCGAGGTTTTGCGAGAATCTCGCTATTTTTCAATTTCCGTAATAGGTGTTGAGGGGCGGTACGCCCCCGGTTATCGTTAGTCTCCGTAATACGTTCTGCTGTTGCCGTAGTAGTCGGCCGGAACATTTGCCAGCGGATGCCATTCCGCAACCTTCGATTCCTCCATCGGGCGGTTCTCGATTATCGCCGTCATGACCGCCAGCTTCTCGTTACGCCAAGCCTTGCGCAGGCAGGCCGAAAAGGTCATCGAAGCGTTGGCACGTTTCAGATACCAGGCGTTGCGCATGATCTTCGATTTGTTGTAGCGGGTGCGGGTGGTTGTCATAACATTTATAGTTATTGGTTTTATTTCTTGATGCAAATATAAAGCTATAAATTTAATTATGCAAATAAAAAATAAAGTTTTTACTATTATTTTTGCAGAAAAATAAAGTTATAGCTACATTTGTACCAGTACCAAAGATTTAAAGCTATGGATATAAAGAGAACAATAAAGGCTAACGGCCTAACTGTTAAAGAAGTGGCCGAAAAAATGGGAATTACGCCCGTCGGACTTAGCCAGCATATTAATGGGAATCCAAGTGTAGAAGTGCTTGAGCGTATTGCCGCCGCTATTGGTTGTAACGTGGGTGATTTTTTCGCCCCTCAACCGACAAACACAATCACCTGCCCGCATTGCGGCAAACTTATCAAAGTAGAAAAAGGGGAATAACCTCAAACATCTGCATCATGGAACAAGAATTGATACTATACAATTCAGCCGACGGAAAAAGTAGTGTTTCATTACTGGCCCGCGACGGATCGGTCTGGCTCAATCAAATGCAGTTGGCCGAACTTTTTGCCACCTCGGTCCCCAACATTAGCCAGCACATAAACAACATACTAAAAGACAAAGAATTAACCGCCGATTCAGTTATTAAGAATTACTTAACAACTGCCACAGATGGCAAGCCCTACCAAGTTAAATTCTATTCATTGGAAATGATTTTAGCGGTAGGGTTTCGCGTTCGATCTATCCGCGGCGTGCAGTTCCGCCAATGGGCAAACCGCAATCTTGCCGAATACCTGCGTAAAGGGTTTGTAATTGACGATGAGCGATTGAAAAATCCCGATGGCCGCCCGGATCATTTCGACGAACTTCTCGCCCGTATTCGCGATATTCGAGCCTCGGAAAAGCGATTTTATCAAAAGGTGCGCGATCTGTTTGCCTTAAGTAGTGATTATGATAAAACAGACAAAGCGACACAAATGTTCTATGCAGAGACACAAAACAAACTTTTGTATGCCGTAACAGGGCAGACTTCCGCGGAGATTGTAACGACGCGAGCCGATGCAGATGCTCCGAATATGGGGCTGACTTCTTGGAAAGGGGCGGTAGTGCGCAAACAAGATGTCATTATTGCCAAAAATTATTTGACACACGACGAATTGGATTCTTTGAATCGACTGGTCGTTATCTTCTTAGAAACAGCTGAATTCAGAGCCAAAAACCGAAAAGACCTCACAATGAATTTTTGGCGTGAAAACGTCGATAAAATTCTGCTTTCCAACGACCAACGCTTGTTATCTAACGCTGGAATGGTCCGTAAAGAGCACAAAGACAAATTCGCTTATCAGGTTTACGAAGAATTCAATGCACGCCGCAAACGCAAAGAAGCTATTGAGGCAGACCGTGAGGATATGGAACAACTGAAAGAACTGGAAAACGAAATAAAAAACCGTCCTATATGAATTCTAAAACCTATCAAATAGACGCCCAAAGCCTCAAACAAGCGCACGCCCTTTTCGAATCGGGGGACATCGACCGTATAGAGGTCGGAACCGTGGCCGGGCTTTGTGAGATTCACCGCTATCTGTTCGGTGGGTTGTATGACTTTGCCGGAAAGATTCGGACGCTGAACATCGCAAAGGGGGGCTTTCGCTTTGCAAATTGCCTTTACCTGGGCGCGATACTTCCGGTAATCGAGCAGATGCCGGAAACGACCTTTGAGGAGATCATCGCAAAATACGTTGAAATGAACATCGCCCACCCGTTCATGGAGGGCAACGGCCGGGCCACCCGGATATGGCTCGATATGATGCTGAAAAAGCGTCTCCGGCGAGTTGTGGACTGGCAGAAGGTAGACAAAGATTTATACCTTCAGGCGATGGAACGCAGCCCGATCAATGATCTGGAATTACGGGCCCTGCTCGGCCAGGCATTAACCGACCGCACGGATGATCGGGAAGTTATTTTCAAGGGAATCGAACAGTCGTACTATTACGAAGGATACGAGGGATAAATCTTAACAATACCGACTTATGGAACTGCAACCCATCCAAAGCAAGATTTACGAAATACGAGGCCAGCGGGTAATGCTGGACTTCGACCTGGCCGAACTCTACCAAGTGGAGACAAAGCGGCTGAAAGAGGCCGTAAGGCGCAATATCGAGCGTTTCGAGGGCGACGATTTTATGTTTGTACTCTCGGAAAAAGAATATGAAATTTTGAGGACGCAAATTGCGACCTCAAGTCTAACATCACAAAATGCGTCCTCAAATTGGGGTGGTCGTCGCTATATGCCATTTGCTTTTACGGAAATGGGTGTCGCAATGCTTTCGAGCGTCCTGCGTAGCGAGACGGCTATACGGGTAAATAGGGCCATTATGCGGGCTTTTGTAGCAATGCGCAACTACATTACCACCACAACCCAAATCACGGCAGAATTGGCCGAAATTCGGGCAAAACTGGCACTACTGGAGCGGGCTGATGCAGACAATGCCGAAGCGGTCAGCGATCTGTCGGAGGATATGCGCCAGGAACTCGACAATATCTATCAGGCTATCGCAGCATTGTCGATCAAAGTGCCACAAGCCCGCAAGCCCTCCCAGCCGATAGGGTTCAAGCCGACAACAAAGAAATAGCCGATTTGGCGACGCTTGCTCTTTGGAGGGTATATGCTTCACCCGTTAGGAGATCGTCGAAATTTAGGCATTCCAGAACGCAAATACGCTCGATAAAAGACAAAGAGAGCCGGAGGAATTCCCGGCTCTCGTCATTTCGTCGTTATTCGGTGGCGTGCATCATCACACGCAGCGTGCCCCGTCATTCCTTTACTGTCCGCCTGCCGATGGACTGGATGATCTTGGCCGCTTCGGGGTCGAGGACCACGGAAATAGGCTGCGTTGCGGTCGTTATCTCCTTGCCGTTGGTGGTCACATCCTGACGGTCGGCAAGATGCAGAACCCGGGCAACGATTCCCGAATCGTACTGTCCACATAATGCGCCCTCCAGCTGGTCCGCCTCGATAGCCTCGCGCACGCACGTAAGGATGTCAGAAAATTCCTCCCTTGACTCATATTCATAGAAATTTTGCCTGCTGATCTTCGCAAATTGGCAGAATCCCACCAATGTCAGGGGACGCTGTGTTGGAACGGGAATTATTTCCCCTGCTGAAACCTTGTTGATGTAAACCGGATTCGCTTTCACCCATTCGACGTATTCCTCAAACTTGGCTTCAAGGGCTTCGGGGGTATATGCACGAGGGCGGCCCACTTTGCGGGCTGTTCCCGTACGCTTTATTTCATTCTTCATATAGATTAATGGTTAATAAATTAGGCCGACTTTGCTTTCTGGGATACTGCCACCTGCCGGCGCACGGCGTCGTTCTCCTGAATTCCCAGAATGACAGGGTTGTAATTAATTTCCTCTGTTCCGGCGTTTTCGGGGGCGTAGATAGACAGATACAGATCGCCGTCCTCCTCGTACAGATCGACATAAAGGCGGGAATCGTAATCGACGATATAGGGCGTTCCGTTCGATGTTATGGCATACGCTGTGCCGTTAATGCCGTCCGCTTCTGCAACCCATTGGCTGTCTTCATTCTTGCCGTCCAAGCGCAGATAATACGTTGCTGCCACCACTCCGTCCACTTTCAGTTTCAGCAGTTGGCAGTCGCAGATGTCGTTTTCGCCTGTTTCTACCGAATATATGGCGAATATCTGCCCGAATTGGGCTATATACACCGGCTTCGTGTAGTCGAGGTTGTAGAGATCGAGAGCCGTGAGTTTTGCCCGAATGGTGATGATCCGCAGACGGTCCACGACTTTCTGGTAGGAAGCGTATCGGGTCTTTACAATGCCTTCCTCGCCGCCGAACTTCATCCACGGATCGAATACGCCAATACATCGGGCAATGCCCGACATAAACGCTCCCCGCCCCGATAATATCCGTGGCGAGCACTCCGAATAATTGGCGCCGCCTTTTCCGTTATCCTCATAGATCGGCACAACGGCGCAATTTACCCCGTCCGTCGTTGCATTCTCCGACGCCGAGAAAGGCAGCGACACCAGCTCCGTTTCTTTCTCGATATTCTCGTTGCGGATCGTGATGGTGCCGTATGTGTCGGTCTTTACATCGTCGTCATTATCATAGTCGAGGATGTTGCTTTGGGCGAGGTCATCGATGGTGAAAATCGATGCGTCGGGCATATCCACCCGGTGAAAATCGTTCAGTATTACCCGGTCGCTCCAGTCGATGATGTCGTTATTCTGAACATTGGCGATTATGTCATCGATGCTTATCAGCTTGATCGTGTTAGGGCTGTCCTTGTCCGCATAGGCGAACAGACCGTTCATGGACATCAGGGCGAGGATAAAATCGCCCTGGGAAATGTCGGGGAGATTGGGGGCGACGGGGAATCTTGTAGGGAACGCACAATCGGTCCAATTTGCCCAAATATTTACTGTTAATGGAGTTGAATATGGGTTTGATATATATATTTCACCTGCTGGATCTTCATAATGAAGTAAAATTTCGGTGTTTTCTATTAACGGATAAGTTATATCAAGCGGCACAAAATTGAATCTATATACATTAACTCCATCACCAGTAGAGCCAACCAGTTCTACATTGTATGATGTACCTAATATTGTGGATTTTACTATTTCGGAATTACCATCCAATTCAGTAAGCATTATATGCATCTCCTTGGGATCTCCCCATTCTGGCGGCCTATGTGTAAAATATCCATATGCTCCTGTTCCATTACTCGGTTTAATCGTAATATGTACTGATAAATCCGTTTTATTAAATTTTGTAGTACAAGATCCATATGCTATCTCATGCGGGTCTTTGATTATATTACCCCGGCCTAATACACCGTATATTTGATTCTTAAAATTTGTGCTATTAGCCGTAAATCGCAATGCTTCTGCCTCATTCGATATTTCATCCCCATTTTTTGATACAAGCGGAATAATAGGTCCGAGGTTTTTGCTGTACGCCAGCCGCTCCTTGCCGTCGATAGTGATCCCGTTATACTTTTCGATAGCCGAAAGAATTGTTTTCACCTGCACGGACGGGTGCAAATACTTGGGGTTCGACAACCCCATTCCGAAATTCACGCCCCAAAACGCTACGCCGGGGTATTCATTGGTCGTATTTCCTTCTAAAATGGTCGTGTTTTCGTTCCAGTCGATGCGCTCCGCTTCGAGTTCTTCCAGTTGCGGCCCCAAATCCCGCAGGCCGTTATCAAACAGAGGCTGAAAGTTATCCACGTTGCCCCACGTAAGCGTTACATTGATCGTATCCGCAATATCCGTTACCACGGCGAACCCCTGCGTGAACAGTGGCACCCCGTCCTGGTACAATGCCGCCGGGAGGCGCACATACGGAGCGTCGGCATCCACATCCGGACGGGCTGCCTGACCGATAGCCTGCATATTCGTAGGCGTAGGCGGCAGCGCAACATTGTAGGAACGGTTCGACTGGATGCTGTCGAGGCTCGAAAATATTGGGCTTTGATAGAGCAGGGTTACGACTTCGTCACTCGACAGGTCGCACAAAATATCATTGATATAAAGTTCGTAGGTCGTCATATGTAGTTATTTTTCTAATATTTGATTTAACAATTAAAATTCCGGAGCGTTTAAGTATTAGCTCCTCTTGCTTCCGTTCGTACTCTTCGCACCTGCGCCGGGTACGCTCCAGCAACTCTACAAGTTCTTTCTTATTCAATCCTACTGTCAGCGTGCTGTCGTCCCGCTGGCCACCCCTTCGTTTTTCTTTAGGTATTTTCATGCGCTTAAATCGCAAACACTCTTAAAACGGTTCGCCGTCCGTTGAGGGGTTCGCCGTGCTTTCATAGTCCGCAATCCGTGTAATACTTTCGTTGTGCCGGAAAATCACGCACCCTGTCGCCCCCTCCCGGTTCTTGGCGATATGCAGCAGCCCGACGCCCTCGGCCGGAATGGTCCCGTATCGCCCCGCGTCTATCTCGGCCCGGCCGTACATTGCCGGGCGGTCGATAAATAGCACCATATCGGCGTCCTGCTCGATGGCGCCAGATTCCCGGAGGTCCGAAAGCATCGGGGTTTTATCGGTTCGTTCCTCTATTTTGCGCGACAACTGCGACAACAAAATGACGGGCACATCGAGTTCCTTCGCGAGCAGTTTGGCCGAACGGCTGGCGGCGGCGATCTCCCGCTCGCGGGTGCTGTTCGTGTTCCGGCTTGCCGTGTCGAGCAGTTGCAGATAGTCGATAATGACCATCCCGCACCGCCCCCGGCGGGCCATAGCCTTACATTGCGAGCGTATAGTCCCCATCGTAATATTAGCACAATCACTGAAGTAGACAGGCAGCGCGGAAAGTTCCGCGGCGGCTTGTTCGAGCCTGCGCCAGCTGTCGGCGTCTATATCGCCCGTTCGGAACGATCCGGAGTTAACTCCCGAACCTCCTACCAACATTCGCCCGGCCAACTGTGTATCGGGCATCTCCAGCGAAAACACGCACACCGGAACCCCAGCAACGGCGGCGGTCCGGGCAAAATGTAGCATTGCGGCACTTTTGCCCATCCCTGGACGGCCAGCCAATACCACGAGCTGGCCGCCCCTCCAGCCGCCCGTCAGCACGTCGAGCCGTTGTAAGCCCGTAGGAATGCCGATGCACTCGCCCACTTGTCGGGCCTGTTGGCGTCGTTCCAAGTCGTCGAGGGTGGCCCGCACGACATCCGACAATGGCGTAATATCGTTGGCGTGGACCGTTGCGGCGGCTATGGCGGTTATTTCTGTTGTCGCCCAATCCAAAACGCCCGAGGGATCGGAGGCCGCCCGTACTGCGAGTTCATGGCCGAATAGACACAACCGGCGGCGGGTCTCCGTGTCTTTGAGCTGCCGGGCATGGTCGAGGACATTTACCCCCGAGCCGACGGCCTGCGTGAGCTTTGCCAGGTAGGCCGCCGGGTTGCCTAACCCCTCAACGGTTTTACAGCGCTGCGTAAGCGTGTAGAGGTCGATTTTGACGCCTTCCGCGAGCATCGAGAGCATCATGCCGTAGATTTTGCCGTGTATCGGGGTCTGGAATGCCGAAATTTCGATCATCTCCGCCGTGTCGGGTAAATACTCCGGTTCGAGAATCAATGCGCCCAAAACGGCTCTTTCGAGTTCGGGTGATTCCGGCAACACCAAATCGGCCGCCGGGCGGTTATAGGAAATTTGTTTTTCGCATTTCATAGGTAGTTTGTTTTTGGGGTTCGTCTGGTCGGCGCATCCACGTTCGAACAGCTGCCCGCCAATCTTTCATCTTGTTTTTACCGATCATCCAGCCTTTCGCCTCGTAGAAATCGATGAAGCGCTGGGCATCGACCGTATATCCCTTTTCGGAAATATAATTTTTGACCTCTTGGAGAGAGGGAGCAACAAACGCCGCGCGTTTGGCTGCGACTTTGCGCGGCTTGTCCGCGCTGGTACCTTTGGGGGTGTTACCGACATTCGATTTTCCGCTTCCCCCTGCACCCCCTTTACTCTCTATATCTTTATCCTTATCTACATCCTTATCCTTATAAAGGTTAGGTTCTTGGTTAGGGTACTGGTTAGGTCTTTGGTTAGGTTGGATAGCTTTTCCGCTTGGATTGTTCCGGCTTCCTTTGGGCGCTCCACCTTTTCGCCCATTCTCCACACAAGCATCGTATCGGTTATGCGCATTATCAATTACAGGCTTAATCGCAATAAATAGCGCTTTTGCAACCGCATTGCTATCCGGACCAGGCGCAATGCCTTCAAAGGCGTAATCGAATATCGTCTCCGATACGACCTTGTACAAGTCCGGCGGCAATTCGCGTAAAGATTCACGGAATGAACGGTAATAGACCATCGTATCGCGGCTCATCGGGTACCTCCTTTCCGAGATTGCCTACGCTCCCATTTAACCCAATCCGCCTCAAGTTGAGGGTAGCAATAATCATAGAAAATGCGGGATAGATCGGGCGGTAAATCCGGCAATGTACGATCAAGTCCATACATTACTATCGCATTCATAAACAGCTGGTATTCGTTGGGTAAAAGCCCCTCCATCGCAGCCCGAAAGGAACGGTAAAAAACAAAACTATTACGCCTACTCATCGCCGTGCCCTCCGTGAATGTAATAGCGCTTAAACCGCATCTTGTTTTCATGCACCCAGACATCGGCAACATCGATCCCCATTTTGCGGATATAGCGGATCGTACTGCGCGGGTCGGGGATATTCAGCCGCTCGGCGATGTCGAACGTCGCCCATTGACCGCCGCAGACCAGCAGCGAAAAGACCCGAAATTCGTTGTTGTTTAGATAAAATTCCCTACCTTTGTACAGGACTTGATAGAATGCCCCTGCGTGCTTGCCTTGAGCGCCGGGGGCGTGCTGTTTCTGATTCATACCTCCGGAACTATTTACGGTTGGCACTCTCGGCGATAGCCTCGGCGGCTTCGCGGTGACGTTTGGCCGGGTCCTCGATTTGGTTCTGAACCCAAACCGTCAACTCTTTACGGCTGAACAACAGACGCCGCCGCACTTTCCGATAAGGAATTCGTTTGTAATAGGCCAAATTATACAGATTACTGGGCGTAGTAGGGTATCCCAGCCCCTCCAAGAAATTAATTGCAGCTTCGAGCGTTAGTGCGTCCGCCGCTTCCTCCGCCGGGGCTTTATAGTTCGCCAGCTCCGGGATAATGGTGCGCACCGCTGCGTAAATGCACCCCTCCAATTCTGGCGTATAGGTCATTTCGGGTGCTAAAATCGTTGTAATACTGGTGTCTGTCAGTATGATATGACCAT